CCGTTATTCAGGGACATCTACGCAGTCAACGGTTTTCTGTCTGAGGCTCAGTCTCTGTTGTCTCGCTTCGAATCTGGAGATCAGCTGCGCCAATCTAGGACTTTTCCTGGATCGGTTCAGTTGCCTTCAGCGACCCAAGTGGGTACCGGTTACGAATACACTTCCGGATTTTCCGGTAGTGCTCTGACCCGGTACACATTGGTGTATCGTATGAGAAAGGCGTTTAATAACACCTTCCTCAATAAGACACAGTACATACTGCAGAAGATGGGTTTCCTATCTCCTGCGAAAGCGGCCTGGGAATTGATTCCTTGGTCGTTTGTAGTGGACTGGTTTTATGATACCTCTAGCATCCTCATGAACCTGGATGATCTTCTAGGCCTAGACCCAATCGAAACCATTAGTTGTGTAAAAAGCAACAAATGGACCGGTGAGGTTAGCTTTGCGAAGACCGTCTTTGGTCTGAACGCCTCAAATGTGGTGTTCAGTCAAGAGGTTGCTAGTGATCGTTATTCGTTCTATCAGCGCTCACCTCTGAGCCGGACCACCTACGTGGGACCGGCTAACCGATTCGGAAAAAAGCAATTGCTATTATCTATAGCTCTTGCTCATCAACGCTTGCGTTGATCGAATCGTCAGTAGTAAGTTACCAACATAAAGAAGTACCATGACCTCTGATCTCACGTTCAATACTGTCGTTTTCAAGAAGGCCTGGGATAACCAGACCGGCTCTGAACGACGATCCTCCACGCGTGGTGTGAATACACCTGACCTCCTGATCGTAAAACATCAGGATGCCATCCAGGCTCAAAATAAGTTGCCTATGAAAAGGCACCTTACTCGAGTCGAACGAGTCAACGTCGACGCCGCGGATTCGACACAGTATTCTGTGTCGTTCTACGTAGTCGCCGAAGTCTCGGAACGCGCTACCTCGACTGACGTCAGCACAGCGCTGGCGACCTTCAAGGCAGCAGTGGCGGATGCGGATTTGCTCGCTGCAGTCCTCAACGGCGAAAGCTGAAGAGAATTGCTGCTTGCTTATCCTGTAGTCCGACCTTCACCCCAGCCCTCTATGGGCTGGGAGTTAGGCCGTACTGCATTGATCGGATTCCCTAGTCGGCATATGTGGAAACACATTAAACGATTTTGGGATCCCCGATTTGTGAGAGCAGGATAGGCCAGTGGTACTTCCACCTAAATATGCATACTATAGAGCATACATACATCGGCCTGCTAGCAGACATAGGTCATCTATCCGGAGTTCCCTCCATAGGGCGCTCTGCGTACGAAGGCCTTGAGTGGTGCGTTTTCGACGCACCTAAGCTAGAGAAGGAGTTATTACAGTTCATTGAGAACGGCTCGGAATTTTCCACGTCGTGGCCTCAATGGCTGTTACCTTTGCGTGACCTCTTCATAAAGGGACAAAATCCCTTAGTGTTGAGGTGGCTAAGGCAACTTCTTCTATTCTGCTATAAAGCAGCTCACACACTAGACAATGAAACCAATAAAACGTTCTCGATGCAATGGGTGCGTGTACAAGCGGAAGTTTCTTTATTTGACCCTGACTCTCTGTCAGGATTTTATAAAGAAGTCCTATCTCGTGCTCGCTCCCACTGTACTGCGAGCCTTGGTAACGTGGCTTGGAAAGAAATAATTCCATACCACGGTCCCGGGGCTGTATATGATTCGAACAAGAATAAGGGCAAGTGGTCACGGTGGTTTACTACCATCGAGGCGTGCTACCCTTATTCTGAGTTTTTCTTCCTCCCTGGTTCAGAGCATTGGCTGTCTCAGCCGTTGCTCGAAAACCAGATAGAGGAGGTTATCTCAGCTCGTCTCATTGCAGTGCCGAAGGATGCTAGAGGCCCTAGGCTCATTTGCGTGCACCCTACTGAATCTGTTTGGATTCAGGAAGGTTTACGTGATAAGCTGGAAAGGTCCATCCTTCGGCGGAACATACCACCATGGAACTGGCCGCAAGGCCAGATCCATTTTGACGACCAAACTTGGAATGGGACGCTGGCTTTACAGGCCAGCTTGGATCGCCGTTTTGCGACTCTAGACCTCAAAGAGGCCTCAGATCGTTTAAGCGACTGTCTTATCCGTCACTTGTTTGGAAGTCACTATAGGTGGTTCGGTTGTTGTCGGGCTCAGATAGCTGATATACCAGTTCTAAAAAGGACTGTGCCTATTAGCTGCTACGCTCCTATGGGGAACGCAACAACGTTTCCTGTTCAGAGTCTGGCATTCTGGGCCGTGTGTGCTAGTACACTCGAGGCGATCGGCTCTGCTGATCGTCTCCTTGTGTTCGGAGACGACATCATAGTGCCAAGTGAACATGCACCTCTAATAATGGAGGTGCTTGAAGCATTTGGCCTTAAAGTCAACCATTCGAAAAGCTTCTATAAAGGAGCGTTTCGTGAGTCCTGTGGCGTTGACGCTTATAATGGCGTAAACGTTACACCGGTCAGATGGAAGACAGACTATGATCCAACTTCTCCTGCTGGACTGATGGCCGCCTGTTCAATCGCTCAAAATTTGCGAAAGACCGGGTACAATCAGAGTTCGCTCGAGCTTTACTACACAGTACGTACTAGGCTTGGGGACTGTTATAACAAGGCTTTGCCTTGCACTAACAACCCCGAGCACGGTGGTATTGCGGAGTATACGGAGTCGCTTTCCTCTGTTTGGCATGATGCTTATTGGCATCGTTCCTTGCAGAAGTATGTAACTCCGTGCATCAGACTTAGGGAAAGAAAAAGTTCTTTTCCTTGTGGTTGGAACCACGTGTTAACAAGTCTGACCAGTCTTCAGAAGACTGGGCGATCGAATGATCCGGCTAACGCCCCTTCTCGAGGCGTGTTGCTGAATCGAGGATGGACG